TTTTTTGTTTTTTTTTTTTTGGGCTGATGCTCTGTCCCCCCCCCCCACCCACATCGATGAACTCTACTGTTTTGTCAAAATTCTTTTTAACAACCTCTTTTATTTCGTCTAATGTAACATTGAAGAACTCTCGTCTTGTATTAACCATGTTAAGCTTTCTATCCTCAAACGCTTTATGTAACGCAGCTTCGAGAGCTGGCGCATCATCAGAGAATATCATAGCATGTACATCAAAGTTGAATGGCACGGATGCGTCACCAAGTTCATCAACTCGGTCTTGTGGATCAAGACGGCGCGTCATACCTATTTTGTATACATTCTCGCCAAAAGCGCCGATGTTTGAAATTATATATACATATCCAGCGCGCTGGTTTGCTTCTCTGTAATCAATATCTTTCATAGCTTTATCTATATCCTGAAGCTGAGTTTCGAGTTCGGATTTCTTCTGAATTAAATCAGCGTCGTCAGGTGAGGATTCTAATTGTTTTAACAATTTTTCATAGGCCGTTTGATAGTGTGTCTGTTCTTTCTCTATTTTCTTTCGTTGAGCTTCGATTTCTTTTTGAAGTTTTGCAGCTTCCCGCATTTCGGCGCGAGCGGCTTTCTGAGCTTCCTTTTCTTCCTGTTTCTTTTGCTGGTACTCAAACGCTAGTTTCAGCTCTTCAATCTTCAAATTCAGATACGGGCGATTTATGGATATTCCCATTATTGTACCAAGTTTGGAAATGGTTTCCGCAGATTTATTTATCCGGTTTAAAGAAGCATCAAAGTTAGTATATTTTACTTTCCCGACAACTTCATCACATTCATTGTTAAACGCTCGTAATAATAATTTTTGTGTGTCGGAAACCATTTTCTTTCCTTTCGAAGCACTACCATTAACCTGCCATGAAGTAAAGCCAGATACAGCAGTTTTATTCTTTATCATCGCTTTTTGCTTTGCCCTTATTTCGGATAGCTTTTCTTTATACTCCAGTGCATTTGCGAAATCATAATGCGGTTTATATAGTCCGAATTCCTGAACCAATATCTCTTCATCCACGGAAACAAGTTCTGTTTTCCTGTCAGAGATATGTCTTTCAATGTCTTCAAGTTGTGCATTTTTGGAGATTATAGTGTTATCACAATCTGAAATTGTCTGGTTGCGTTGCTGGATAATAGAGTCTAAATCTCTGATTTTGTTTTGTAAAGCAAAAGCATTTTGCATTTCCGGGGTTAATAATGATTGTAAATCTTCATATTTTTGTTGCAGCGTCTCCAACTCAGATTTATACTGTTTTCCTTTAAATATATCTGTGAATCCCATAAGTTTCCCTTTCTTCTCTTGTATTTGTTCCGAGAAAACACCACATTAATTAAAATCTTTCAGCCGTAATTCTATTAGCTTCTTATTGTACCCGAATAGCCGTGAGAACTGTGTTGTAGAAAAATCTAAATGCTCCTCTATATCTGCATCGGAAAGCAATAGATTCATCGCAAATCGATCTGCCTCTATTTCGTACTTAGTAGTATTGAGTTGCGTCCGAGAGTCCATGAAGATTGCATTCGCTTTCTTGTGCAAGAACATGTGACCCAGCTCATGCCCACAAACAAACAGTTTCTCTTTGTCGGATAATGTTTCATCAATATAGATGATATTGTTACGCTGAAAGTACTGATAAAATCCTTTTACCCCGTGTAAGGGATAAAAGACAACTATTACATTGAAATGCTCGATTATCTCAAAGGGATTCCGTGATTTGTACTTTCTGACCAGAGAATCCACCAGCCGTTTAATATTCATAACATCAATCCTTTTTATACTTTTTCGGAGTGTATTTCTCCTTGTTCTTTTTCTTTGCCATCTCCATGCCGATTTGCATGGCTGACAGGATGGACTCGATCGCCTCCGGGGATGCCGGATCACCGTCAAACATGAGTCCATCCTGCTTGAGCAGTTGCTCGGTGTTGGCAAGAATCTCTTTTATGTCTTTTTCGTCTTTAGGTTTCAGTTTTGGCTCTTTTTCAGTTTCCTCCTTTCCTGTCATAAGGTAGTCGACAGTTACTCCAAAATACTCAGCAATCTTCTGAAGGGTAGGCACAGATGGAGTATTCCTTCCGTTCTTCCAATTACTTAACGCTGTTTGTGTCACCCCTGCTTCTTTAGCTACCTTGTATGCACTAATGCCGTATTTTTGTAAAAGTTGCTCAAATATTTCATACATTTTTTGTGTTCCTTTCACGAAAATAGCATACTTTCGTAAAAGTAAGTAAAAATGCTTGACTAATAACGAATGCTGATGTAGTATTTAGTTACGCAAACGAAAGTAAGCGTCTTACGAACTTACGATATGTGATGTACTTTCGAATAATGTTTAATTGGTTTTGCAATTGGAAGTATATCACATATTGAAAGTAAATTCAATAACGCTAATTAAGGAAGGTGGTGCAAAAGTGTACGAAAAATTTGCTGAATTATTGGATAAAACCAACAAAACAGCGTATCAGGTATCGAAAGATACAGGAATTGGTCAAAACATTTTTTCAAATTGGAAGGCGGGCAGGAGCAATCCAAAAGCTGACAAGTTAAAAATCCTCGCCGACTACTTCGGAGTATCTATTGAGTACTTCCTAGAGTAGTGTAACAGGAAAGGTGTTCGATAAACATGACTTTGAAGCAGAAGAGGAGGTGAAGGTAATAATGAGAATAAAAATAATTTTTCACATAACAAGGATGGACGATGTTAGTGATGTTTTGAAGAAAGCAGAAGAATTAAAGAAAGAGAACCCCCATACAGAAATTAGTATAGAGGTTCTAATATAGAAAGATTATTTCTTTCTGATTTCGATGGCTTTTAACCCAGTTGTAGAAATTGTGTAACTTGTACTAGAACTATACAGGTAAATCTCTGAGTGAATCCTAAAATGCTGAGATGCAATTTCATCGCCCGAATATGTTCTTATTCCGGATGAAGTAGGAATTTCGATTTTATCTACATTCGTGCACAAGTGATCATTTCCATCGAAATATGAAAAATAAACATCATACATATAGTATCTCTCCTTTTCATAATACTCGGCATGGCAGTGCCTGTATTAACAGTATAGGAGAGGTGGAGGAGAATAGCAAGTAGCATGCAGATCAGCTGTCAATAAAACGGACAGAAGAGAAAGGAGAGTGATTAAGTTGGCTATGGAGATGCTTGATAGAGAATTCCGAGAAGACCAGAGCGCGATATTAAGCAATGAGATTTCGCGGTGTATGATTCAGAACAATATGACATTGGAGAATCTGGACGAGGCGTGCGAGATTGTACGTGAGGTGTTTAGAAAGAACGCCACAATGAAAGGCTGACGAAAAGCCAGCCCCATTATTATCCCTTGTGGCATTCACGGCAACAATGATAACATCCGTCAAACTTTTTATCGGGATAAGCAATCTGCGCAGCAATTATAGCTGCCTGACAAGAACTGTATCTTCCAATATACTGTCTGTTAAGTTCGGATGGAAGATAATAGCAGTTTTCTGTATGTACTTCATAATTGCCGTTAATATCTGGATAGATATAAAAATAGTAATTTTGCATCATGATGGAACTCCTTTCGTAGTACTCGGACATGCCAGTGTCCTGTATTTACAGTATAGGGGATTTCATTGGACAACGCAACAAGTACAAACAGTGTTTCATAAGCTTTAGAGAGGTGGTGTAAATGATCATAAAAAGCATTGTAGTAATTGACGGAAAAGAAGTAGAGGTTAAGGAACTGGAAGATAAAGAGGCATTTGCAGAAAGTGTTAACCAAAGGGTTCTTTTTGACAGAAACTACATAATAGAGAAAACCGCGTAAGCGGTAGAAAGGAAGGACAAGCATGGAAGAGATTAAATTACCGACAGTGCCGGAGCTGGAGCTGATCCCAATCGAGCGGAGAAATTTTCCGGAAGAGGATCACAAGCAGGAGAAAATTCAGCACAAAAGAAAAGAAAGAGACAGCGCTGCAAGAGGTCTGATCGCAGTAACGGTTGCCAGCATGATGTTAAACGCGGTGATGGCTATGATCATTTACATCTTGCAGGCAGGATCAATCTAAGGAGGTGAACAAAGAAATGGATGTAAAGGTAAAGAAAGATGCCGAAGAAGAAATGAACTGCATCTTAGATCTACTTGAAGAATGGTGTCTGAAATACGATCAGGATTATGCAAACGCGGTTGTACTTGTAAAACATGATCAGATCACATCGTGGGGAAGTATAGGCAATCACGAAGATTTTGACGTTTACAGAACAAAAGAGCGCCCATAAATGAGGCGGCAACCTCTAGGACGCATAGTTAAAAAATCATTTTTATTATAACAGAAAGGGTGAAGAAAGTGAAGAAATTTGAATTAACAAATGAATTTATTGCAAATAGGTTCGGGACAAAGCTGTTCCGCATCCGTGCCCTTGTTGAGTTCGGCGATGTGGAAGCCGGAGAACTTGGCGGGTATGTGGAGAAGGAATCAAACCTTGGTCATGACGACAATGCGTGGGTGTACGGCAATGCGCGGGTGTACGGAGATGCGCTGGTGTACGACAATGCGCGGGTGTACGACAATGCGTGGGTGTACGGAGATGCACAGGTTTCCGGCGATGCGCTGGTGTACGACAATGCGCGGGTGTACGGCAATGCGTGGGTGTACGGAGATGCACAGGTTTCCGGCAATGCGCGGGTGTACGGCAATGCGTGGGTGTACGGCGATGCGCTGGTGTACGGAGATGCGCGGGTGTACGGCAATGCGCGGGTGTACGACAATGCGCTGGTGTACGACAATGCGTGGGTGTACGGCAATGCACAGGTTTCCGGAGATGCACAGGTTTCCGGCGATGCGCTGGTGTACGGCAATGCGCGGGTGTACGGCAATGCGCTGGTGTGCGGCGATGCGCTGGTGTACGACAATGCGTGGGTGTACGGCAATGCGCGGGTGTACGGCAATGCGCTGGTGTGCGGCGATGCGCGGGTGTGCGGAGATGCGCGGGTGTGCGGCAATGGGGACTATGCATACGCTCACGGTTTCGGATCTGTCAACCGTACAACGACCTTCTTCCGTCTCAAAGATGGTGGCGTGGGTGTACGGTGCGGATGCTTCTACGGGACGCTTGCACAGTTCCGGGATAAGATCCGGGAGACACATGGAGAAACAAAGAAGGCACAAGAATATTTAATGTTAGCGGACTTAATGAAACTTAGATTTGAAAAATAGCAAAATACTTTAAATGATGAAAGAAGAACTCTGTAAAAGTTTACAGAACAAAAGAGCGCCCATAAATGAGGCGGCAACCTCAGGGCGCATAGTTAAAAAAATCATTTTTATTTTAGACGGAAAAGAGGGATTTGTAAAGATATGGCAGCAACAAGTTTTGAAATTAAAGAAACCATCCTTTCTCTTCCGAAGAAGAGTGAGACGGATGTTTATCACACAGAATTAAATATCGTCAGTTGGTTTGGGAAAGAACCAAAGCTGGATATTCGTGGGTGGTCCGATGACCACGAGAAGATGACAAAAGGAATCAGCCTCACGGAGGATGAGTTCGTAAAAATTGCCCGTGCAGGGTTAGAAAAATTAGGAGGGAAATAATTATGCAGATTATATTTAATAGTTACGAAGAAATGATGGATTTTATGGAAAAAATTCAGGGGCGTGCGTCGGCAAAGGAAGAGAAGGCAGTTACAACCGCGGAAGAGATGAAACAGCATAGTGTTTCAGAAAGTTGTCAAAGCACTCCTGTATCAGCACCGGTACAGAATGTGCCGTCCGTATCCATGCCGGTTGCTCCGACTGTACCTGTACAGACTGCAGTTCCAACTAGTCGGCACGAGTATACGCGGGATGATTTGGCGCGGGCAGCGATGACTCTGATGGATAAGGGGGGTATGGTTCAACTACAGCAACTGCTTACAAGCTATGGATGTGAGACGTTACAGCAACTTACGGAGGATCAGTTCGGTAGTTTCGCGACATCACTTCGGGGAATGGGGGCGCAGATCTGATGGGACATGATGAAAGAGATCACGCACTCTTAAGTGCATCCAGCGCACATCGATGGCTCAAATGTACGAAGAGTGCTCGATTGGAAGAACAGTTTCCGGATACTACCTCGGAAGCGGCAAAGGAAGGTACACTGGCACATGAACTTGCTGAACTGAAGGTGCGGAATTATTTTAATCCCGGGGACGTTTCCAAACGTAAACTCACCTTTGCAATCAAAAAATTTAAAGAAGATCCTCTGTGGGATGACGAGATGTTGATACATACAGATACTTATATCGATTATATCCGGGATGTATCTATCAAGCTTCCGGCAACTCCGTTTGTAGAAGTGGAGAAACGGGTCGATTTCAGTGATTATGTTCCGGAAGGATTCGGAACTGCAGACTGTATTATGATCCAGGGGAACACTCTGTTCGTAATTGATTTCAAATATGGAAAAGGTGTTCCTGTTTCCGCCGAAGAGAATCCGCAAATGATGTTGTATGCGCTGGGTGCGTATGAAGCATGTAAGATTCTTTATCCGATTGAGCGGATTCGCTTAGGAATTGTACAGCCCCGCCTTCCGGATGGAATTTCGGAATGGGAGTGTACATTGGAAGAGCTCCTGCAATTTGGGGCTTATGCAAAAGAGCGCGCGACACTTGCATTTGCGGGAGAAGGAGAGTTCGCACCTGGAGAAAAGACCTGTAAGTTCTGCCGGGCAAAGAAACAATGCCGCGCACGATCTGACCACAATGTGAAGATGGCGTTCAATTTAGGAGAGCTGCCACCACTGATTACAAAGGAGGAAGCCGGACAACGTCTTTTGGCAATGAGGGACGTAGTTGCATATCAGAAAGACCTGCAGGAGTGGGCGCTGTCTGAATGTCTCGCCGGGAATGAAGTTCCCGGATGGAAGGCAGTGGAAGGAAGACGATCCCGCGACTGGACGGACATGGATGCCGCTTTTGAAAAATTAACTAAGAGCGGTGTTGTGGCAGAAGAAATCCTTTGGGAGAAAAAGCCGCTGACACTGGCACAGGTGGAAAAGACAATCGGAAAGAAAGATTTTGCAGATGCTGTGGGAGAGTTTGTGACCCAGAAACCGGGGAAACCGACACTAGTAGAAGCATCTGATAAGAGACATGCAATTACAAATAAAGTAACCGCACAGGAAGCATTTAAGGAGGAAAATTGAAATGGGAATCGGAGAAGCAACGAACGTAACAACAGAAAAAGCAAGATTAAGTTATGTACATTTATTTAAGCCTTATGCTGCAATGCAGGGGCAGGAAGAAAAATTCAGTGTAACTGTACTGATCCCGAAGACGGATGTGGAAACAATGGCCCGGATCAATGCAGCGATTGAAGCCGCGAAACAAAAGGGGATTACAGAAAAATGGAATGGGGCGTGCCCTCCAATCGTACCGACTCCGGTTTACGATGGAGATGGAGTCCGGCCAAGTGACGGCATGCCGTTCGGAGAAGAATGTAAAGGTCATTGGGTGTTTACCGCAAGTGCGAAGGTAGATTATCCACCGGAAGTAGTGGATAAGATGGGAAATCCGATCATCAATCAGTCAGAAGTGTACAGCGGAATGTACGGACGAGTGAACGTGAATTTCTTCCCTTACTCATTTGGAGGGAAGAAAGGAATTGGATGTGGACTGGGTCCGGTTCAGAAGTTGGAAGATGGGGAAACCCTGTCAGGGGGACACGTATCCGCTGCACAGGCGTTCGGAGCGCCACAGCCGGCATCAGCAACACATCCACAAAATGGGGGAGTTCAGATCAATCCTATCACAGGACTTCCGATGTAATTTTTTGGCGGGGGGGGAGAAACCCCCACGTTTTAAAGAAGAAAAAAA